ATTTTTTTTCAAAACATTGGAATCTCCCCTTTCTAAATCAATTAAAATTTTACCAAACAACGGGATTTTAATCAATATGGAGCACGATATTTTGTTAATATCGACAATGACAAATTGGTCGAAATCGACCACGTTATAATATGGAGGTACATATGGGACAGGAATACAGGGAGGAAATCATTCGGCTTGTAAACAGGATCACCGACGAACGAGAGCTATACCTCGTATTATTATATACCCGGTGCGCAGCCGGGGACATGTAGCAAGAGGAGCGGGGTGGCCCCGCTCCTCCTTTTTTTACTTTGCCTCGTAGATTACCTGCAAGCCGCTGTCCGGGTGGTAGGACCAGCTGACATCGACATTATCATAGCTTGATGTCTGCCGACCGTCCAGTGCACGAGTGGCCATCATCTTCTCGTAGAGAGATTCCGGCAGCCCGAGGGCCACGTTTACCTGCTTGATATATTCCACTGCGTCGATGGAGCTGTATTTGGACAAGTTAAATGGGTTAGTGTCCACGGTCATAGAGCGGCCATCAGATGCCACAGATACTGTCCCGTCATCCGGTGCCGTCTCTGCCAGCTTTTCAAAGTCCGGCTTAGCAGCCTCTTTCGCCTCCGCCTCTGCCTGTACCCCTTCGTACCAACTCATCAGCTCGCCATTTTCCGTCTGGAGATCCAGGACGGTGTCCTCGAGTGTGGAGATTCGTTTCTCCATCTCGTCCAGCCGGGCACTGTTCCCACATCCGGTAAGGCAGGTGATCGCAAGACATGCGGCAACTGCTACGACAATTTTTCTCTTCATTGTTTTTCTCTCCTTTTGTTTAGGTGGAATCATTATAGCAAAAAAGACAATATCCGGCAAGACCAATATTGAAATAGTAGGAGCGGGGGTAACCCGCTCCTACTTCATTTCTTTTCCGTAAGCGTTTCCGCCAATCGTGTCAAGTCCTCCCAGTCTTTTTCCGTCCATTTTGCCATAGCGGAAATCAGTCGTTTCCGGAAGGTCTCCGGCTCATCCTTTAATACGTCATGCAAAAACCGGCTAATTTCTTTATCTTTTGCCTGTGCTATGTGCATATCTCCGTCACCGGTTAGGAGCCACGCTTCCCGGATGTTAAATTCACGGCATATAGCTAGGACGGTCTGCTTTGATGGATTGGTTTTCCCGTTTTCGATGTTTGATAGTGACGCTGTAGTTATCCCAATCTTATCACCAAACTGCTGCATAGTCATCCCAACGGACTTGCGCACATATCTAATCCTGCTATTTATGTGTGCCACCTCCTCTCTGCTACATGTCCATTATATCATCAATATAAAAAAAATCAAGAAAAATTTTAGCCAAGCTAGAAAAAGATGTTGACAAATATGCTAAGCTAGCATATAATATAGTCAAGCTAGAAAACAAGGAGGACAAAACAATGAATGATTGGTATGCAGTACAGTTTGGCGATGATTTTGACTGCGGCTCCGGCAGCTTTGATTATGACGAGGCTGTGTCAATGGTGGAGGAAGAATCCGCCCTCCACCCCGGTGAAGAGGCTCGCATTGTGGTGTGCTCCAATGGCACCGACTACGTGGAGCGTGAAATCATCATTAAGGAGGGCACAAGATGATCGACATCACACTGGAATTCATGATTAAGAAAATGGTCGGAATCATCACAGATGACACCCTAATTTTTATCAGTGGGTATATCACTGGGGATGAATCTCAACTATTGGCTTCTGGGACATGGTTTGAGGATACGGTTTTGCAGTACGCCGATCGTCCAGTTTCACATTTTAGCTATTTTGCAGACAACAATCGTTTGCACGTCGGACTGAAAGGCCCTGAGCGGTGAGCCTAAATCGCCGCATCCCATCAATCCAAAGTAAAGGAGGAACGAATATGAGCGAAAAAGAAAAAAGTTTAGCTGAGGTAATCAAGGAGGCCATCCCGAAGATGACTGATTTTGATAAGGGCTACTTTTTGGCTAAGGCCGAAAGCGCCATGGAGAGGGCGGAGGAGGAAAGCGATGACGCTAGCAAAAAACAATCCACTTGATCTAATGTGGAATGATCCAGATTTCCGTGCAGCGATGTGGAATACCGAAAAGCGCCGGTTCATCCGTGGGAAATGTTCCGTGGAGAACAGCACCGGAACTATGCCGGCGTGGACGGTGTTTTGCCGGGTGCTTGGTTGGCACATTGAGGATGACACATTGGTGATAGAGCTAGAGGGGGCGGTATCATGACAGACGCAGAACTGATAGAGAGCATCCGGCGAATGGATAAGGCGAATCTGACACCGGCAGAGGCCGCACGGGTGATGCACTGTAGCCCGGATTTGATCCGAGTGGCAGCCAGACAGAAACCGGAACTGCTTCATTTCCCTGTTTCCGTTGTTGGAAATAGGACAAAAATACCGAGGATCCCTTTCCTCAGGGCTTACGGGGTGGACGTATGAACGCACCCTGTAAGAATTGCCCGGAACGTCACACCCTGTGTCACAGTGACTGCGTGAAATACATAGCATTCCGAGAGGAACGGGACAGAATCAACCGGGAGAAAGACCGTGATAACCGGGTATACCGGAATCACCGAAGATGGACACCACGCCGGTTCAACGGCGATCAATAAAAAATGGAGGAATCTGCATGAGAATCGAAACACCGAATGACCGGGATCAGAACCGGCGCCGGAAAGCAGCAATTCTGCTGGAGCGGCAGGAGGCGGCGGAAAAGGCCAGGAAAGAAGACGTACTTGGGAATCCCGAAGCATGGGAAGCCGCCTATGAACGGGCGCTTGCCAAGCGGAACCAGGTTCTGCAGGCCAGGGCGGTGATCATTCCGGCGGCGGTGACCCAGCAGGCGGCGGAACCTTCGGCGGAAGCACAGAAGGTAAATAAGAAGATCAGCCGAGAGCTGGCACGGTTTTTGAATGGCATGAGCATCGGTGCAATCTGTGCGGCCATTATTATTTTCGCCATGATGATTTCGGCTGGAATCGTGTAATTTTCGAATAATCTGGCGAGCTGAAACGCAGAAACGAAGCATAAGAAAAGCCGCCCTGGAGCGGGAACTCAGAAGGCGGCAGAAATGGAGGAATCTGCATGAAAAAATATGAGCTTACATCCGAAACTAAAATGGTGTGCGGGATCACGCTGCACCGAATCCGTGCGCTGATTGATATTAAGCGTTGGGACGTAAAATCCGGAGATATTGGAGGCTGGATTGAGTCGGAGGCCAATCTGGATCAGTCCGGCGAGGCTTGGGTGTTCGGCGAGGCTAGGGTGTCTAAGTGTACCCATATGCTTACTGTAGGGCGGATTGGTAGCCGCAACGATATAACGACATTTTTTCAAACAAGATCAGCATCCGGGTTTGCAATCTCTGTTTCCTGCGGCTGTTTCTGTGGCACTGTGGCCGAGTTTCGCCGCGAAGTTGCGAAGACCCACGGAGATAACAAGCACGGCAGGGTGTACCAACTAGCTGCCGATCTGGCAGAGGCTCAGATCGAACTTGATGTGGAGGCACAGTAATGCCGAGATATTATACAGCGGATCCACTTGCGGACGCTGACCGCAAGGATCGGGACGATCAAAAGTGGCTGGATAGCCGTCCCCGCTGCTATGCGTGCGGGGAGGCGATCACATCAGATTTTGCGTACCGCTGGGATGATGCATGGTACTGCAAGACGTGCAAGGATGATCTGGCAGAGAATATTCTGCAAGAGATCTATCAGCCGCTGCCGGAGGTGCCCGTATGATTACTAAAATCAAGACCAGTGACATGAGCCGTTCCGCTTGGCTTGCAGAGCGTCGGAAGTCCATTGGCGGCTCTGAGGTGGGGGCTATACTCGGGCTAAACAAATATGCATCGGCTTATTCCGTCTGGGCCAACAAAACCGGCCAGGTGCCTGACATAGAGCCAAATGAGGCAATGCGTCAGGGCACAGATTTGGAGGACTATGTGGCCCAGCGTTTTTCCGAACTAAGCGGTTTGAAGGTAGCCCGTGAGAACTACATCATCCGCAACACTGATTATCCCCACCTTCATGCCAACATTGATCGCCGGATCATCGGCCAGAAAGCAGGTCTGGAATGCAAAACCGCTTCTGCCTATAGCGCTGGGCGGTTTGCCGGTGAAAATTTCCCCGAAAGCTACTACGCTCAGTGTGTTGCCTATATGGCAATCACCGGGTATCCATACTGGTACTTGGCCGTGGTGGTACTCGGGAAAGAATTCAAGGTATTCCAGCTTACCACTGTGTCGGATGCCGCTACACCTGAATGGTGTGAGGGCTCTACATACGTCAGTCCAGCGGAATTGGTCGCAATCCGGGATGCTGCGGCTGAGTTCTGGCATTACATCGAGACGGATACTGAGCCTCCCGCAGATAGCGGAGCGGGAACGGCAGAAGCATTGCTGGCAGTACACCCCCATTCCGATGGTACCACCATTGACCTATTCGGATGTGACCGTCTCGTTGAGGATTACCTGTCTGCAAAAGAGCGCTCCAAAGCAGCTGCGCAGGAAGCCGATGCAATCGCCAATCAGCTCAAGCGGCGGCTTGGAGATGCAGAGTGCGGTACCTGTTCCGACTTTGCTGTAAGCTGGAAAAGCCAGAGCCGCCGGAGTCTGGATACCAAACAGCTTCAGGCGGCACACCCTGAATTAAATCTGAGTGACTACTACCATACCACCGAATATAGAAAATTTGAGGTAAAGGAGATTTGAATATGAACGAAGGTATTATTTCTAAGGCCCAGGAGCAAAAGGCCGTTGCCGCAAGTAAACAGCCCAAGGGCATCCGCTCCTTGATTAAGAGCATGGAGGGAGAAATCGCTAAAGCGCTCCCCTCTGTCATTACGCCGGAACGTTTCACCCGGATTACGCTTTCCGCGCTTAGCACCAACCCAAATCTGTCAGAATGCAGCGCGAACAGCTTCCTCGGTGCTATGATGACTGCCGCCCAGCTTGGCGTTGAGCCTAACACACCCCTTGGACAGGCTTACCTCATTCCCTACCGCAATCACGGACGACTGGAATGCCAGTTCCAGTTGGGCTACAAGGGCTTGATTGATTTGGCCTATCGTTCTGGCGAAGTCAAGATGATTCAGGCCCACACCGTCTACGAAAACGACGATTTTACCTATGAGTTGGGCCTGGAACCTAAACTGCATCACATTCCTGCAAAATCTGATCGCGGTGCCCCTATCTTTTTCTATGCCGTATTCCATACCAAAGACGACGGATACGGATTTGAAGTTATGTCCATTGAGGATGTACAAACTCACGCGCAGAAATATTCCAAGTCCTACGGAAACGGGCCTTGGCAGACCAATTTTGAGGAAATGGCAAAAAAGACTGTCCTTAAACGTGTGCTCAAATACGCCCCGCTGAAATCCGATTTTGTCAGAGCCATCAGCACCGACGAAACCATCAAGGACACCATTTCGGACGATATGTTCGCCGAGCCTGACGTAACGATCGTGGATTCCGAGACGGGCGAGGTTGTAGCCACTTCTGAGGGCGGTGAAACCTGATGCTGAACCATATTGTTCTCATGGGCCGCTTGACCCGTGATCCGGAGCTTCGGCACACCGGCAGCGGGATTTCGGTTGCTTCCTTCACGCTGGCTGTTGACCGTGATTACAAGAGCCAGAACGGCGAGAAGGAATGCGATTTTATTGACATCGTTGCATGGAGAAACACGGCGGAGTTCGTCTCCAAGTATTTTGACAAGGGCAGCATGGCGGTGGTATCCGGCAGACTTCAAATTCGGGCATGGACAGACAAGGACGGGAATAAGCGTCGGAGTGCCGAGGTGGTAGCAGACAATGTCTACTTCGGTAGTTCCAAGCGCGACACCACTTCCGGCGGCTACGATGCTCCTAACGGTGATGCTGCTGATTTCCCCCAGCTGGAGGACGATGACGGCGATTTCCCGTTTTAGGAGGTGTACATATGCCAATCAACAGCAACGCCAAGGGCAAGCGATTTGAACTGCGGCTGGCTGGCATCCTGAGAGACTACGGTTTCCAGGATTGCCGCCGGACGGCACAGTATTGCGGCAACACCGGAGACGCCGCCGACCTTGTGGGGCTCCCAGGCATCCACATTGAGGCGAAACACCAGGAAAGGCTATTGATCTACGATTGGATAGGTCAGGCCGTACACGACGCCGCAGAGGGTGACCTGCCCACCGTATTCTGTACAAAAAACTACCACGACATTCTGGTAGTGCAGCGACTCCCGGAGTGGATCACCATGTACCGACCATATTTTGAAGAGATTCTGAGGAGGGGACGCCAATGCCCAACAGGATCTTGAAGGAAAGCATCTGCACTAGCGACAGCATAGACGGGCTAGGCTGGTTTGAAGAGGTGCTGTTCTACCGTCTTATCGTAAACTGTGACGATTTTGGGCGATTTGATGGACGTCCCGCTATTGTCAAAAACCGTTTGTTCCCGCTGAAAGAGACTTTGACCGTGAAAGCCGTCACTGGGGCGATCAATAAGCTGGCGAGTGCAGGTTTAGTTACTCTGTATGTGTTTGAGGGTAAACCGTACCTGTACCTACCAACTTGGAATTACCACCAGACTGTACGTGCCAAGCGCAGCAAGTACCCTGCACCGGAAGACGGATGTGAAAGCGTGAATACATCTGAAATCATTTGCAATCAGATGAATGCAAATGTCCCCGTAATCCAATCCAATCCGAATCCTATTCGTAATCCGAATACGAATGCGGAAGACGCAGGCGAAGCGCCTGCTTCCCACCCCCCTGCCGAAAAACGCCACCAGTATGGCGAATACAAGAACGTTTTGCTTTCGGACACCGACATGGAGAAGCTAAAATCGGAATTTCCTACGGATTGGCAGGCCAGAATTGAGAACCTCAGTAGCTACATGGCGTCCAAGGGCGTGAGTTACAAGAATCATCTGGCTACTATCCGCAATTGGGCCCGGAAAGATGGAGCAAAAGCACAGAAACCATTTGGATCAGCTAGTAACGATGCCACTTCCAGCAAGGATGATAAGGGATCTGTGAAAAATCTGCAGGCATTCCTTGCGGAGTTGAAAGGGGATGCATGATGGGAGCGCCAAAAAGAAGCTGTAAAACCTGCGTTTGGAGGCTTGTAAATGCGGGAAGCAACAATGGCCTTCACTGCGGCTATTCCCTCTGCCTCACCCACCACTCCCGGCTATGGCTGCATTACCAGAGGACAGGGCGTGAGAGTTTGGACGGAATGACGTCCGACGCCGACTGCACCGAGTGGATGCCGGGGAACCCAAAGGACAAGCTATCATTGTTGCAGGATGATCCGGCGATGGTTACTGATAAGGCATGGGCGCTCATGGCGAGGGAACGTGGAATAGAACCTCCTGCGAAGAAAAAAGCGAAGCGAAAGAGCTTTAGTACGACTGTTGCTCTGGATATGGGCAAGGCAAAGGAACTAAAATCCAGGTATAAATGGCGTGAAATTGCTCAGGCCACACAAATGAGCATCGGTGGCCTAAAATGCGCATATGAGCGGAATCGGATCAATAAGCAAGCTGCCAAACGGATACTGGATGCGTTTGGGATGGATATTACGATTAGGAGGGATTAAAATGGCTGACTACATCGACCGTAGTGCAGCGATTGAGGCGCTGCGGAAATTTGCGGATGATTGCCCGGGAAGCACGGAAGCGGCTACTGCAGCGGCTATGGCAATATCGGTGCTGTCCAGAGTGCGTGGGCCGTTGGTTAATGCCGAGGAAAGGATGCCGGAGTCCAGTGGGCTTTACCTGTGTGAGAAAGGATACTTGAGAGACGGGCTTGACACGCTAGATGGAGTTGCCGGATGCGCCGGAGGTGGGAAATGAGCTACAATGAGGCATTGCGCATTGTGACCGATTACTCCGTTGCACTGAGCATGGGCTATGCGCTGGATAAAGACTGCTGCATTGAGTATGCCGAGGCATTGCGGATTGTGCTCCAGCTGGCGGAACAGGAGACAATATGAGCGAATGGTATGACGAGAGCCTTGACAGGCTTAGGACGGCGGCACGGCTGTCAGAACAGTATTACAAAAAGCCTCTGGTTGTGACCACGTCCAGCGGGAAAGACAGCTCTGTATGTGTTGATTTGGCTATCAAGGCCGGGATCAATTTTGAGGCGATCCACAACCACACCACGGCTGACGCTCCGGAGACAGTCCAATTCGTCAGGGACGAATTCCGACGGCTGGAGCTGATGGGGATTAAATGCACAATCAACTATCCCATGTACAAAGGGCAGCGTACATCCATGTGGGATTTGATCCCGCAAAAGCTCATGCCACCTACACGGCTGGTGCGGTACTGCTGTGAGGTACTCAAGGAGCACGGCGTGGCGGGACGATTTATCACAACCGGCGTGCGGTGGGCAGAATCTACCGCCCGGAAGAACAACCGTGGGGCGTTTGAACAGTTCCACCGCAATAAGGAAAAGCGGATCATCATCAACGACAACGACCCGGATCGCCTACTTTTTGAGGAATGCTCCATCAAATCGAAACGTGTTTGCAATCCCATTATCGACTGGGAAGACGAGGACGTATGGCACTACATCGAAGAAAACCATGTGCCGGTGAATCCTTTGTACATGGAGGGATTTAATCGGGTTGGCTGCATTGGATGCCCAATGGCGGGCAAGAAAGGTCGAGAGATTGAGTTTTCTCGGTGGCCTAAGTACAAAGCGGCCTATATCTCGGCATTTGATCGGCTGGTTAAGGAGCGGAAACGTCGGGGACTGAAAACCGACTGGGAAACCGGAACCGATGTGTTTAACTGGTGGATGGAGTACGATGTGCTGCCGGGGCAGATGGGAATGGAGGATGTGCTATGCGAGTCCTGATAGCTTGCGAGGAATCCCAGACCGGAGGTGGAGATTAGATGGAACGGATTACTGAATGGGTTAAGGATTGCCCTGAGCCGGAGGAAATCTACGGAGTCTGGGTTAAGGATCATGACTATATTGCAGCTGCCCGCAGGCTTGCAGAGTATGAAGATACAGGCTTGACACCCGACGAGGTGGAATATCTGAAAGTCTATGAGATGGGAAAGGCAATCGCCAACATTACTGAGTTTGACGGTGTTCCGATCCAGCGACTCAAGGAGTTGGCAACAGCGGAGAAGTCCGGAGATATTATGACAGCGCGGCACGCAGAGTGGGAATGGTTTGATGAACTAAACGGGAACCCGCTGGAAGGCCAAGACCGAGACTGGGGCTGGCGGTGCTCTGGTTGTAAAACAGTGCTGCCGGATGATTATGATGATCCGGACTGCAAGCCGAGAATGAAATACTGCTCTGAGTGCGGGGCAAAGATGGATGGAGGGAAATGTTAATGGATGCAGTGGAGTACATAAAACATCGTAACCGAGCCCTCAAAAAGGAGGCTGACCGGGAGAACAACCTGAACCGGCTGATTAAGACGCTGAAATATGTAATCGGGCTCAGCGACTTCGAACTGGTGGGGCGGATCGTGCTTCGGGACAATGATGGGAGGGAATACCGGTGAGCAGCAGCCCCAGGGAAATTCTAAAAAAGGCCCGGAACGTAGACCGCCGGGTTGCGCTTCTTGCCGTTGAGCTGGAGAAACTGGATAGGGACTTGCAAACGCTAAAATCCGTTGACTATAGCAAGCCGATTGTGCAAGCCTCTGGCGGGCATGGTGAGGTGGAAACCACTGCCATCCGAATTGCAGACCGCAAGGCAGAACTCTCAGCGGCAATACAGAACCAGTTTGCCATACGCGCTGACGCAATTGAAATTGTTCATTCGCTCCCGGAAGGGCCAGAGCGGGACGTGCTGACGCAGCGCTATATCCTGTGCAACTCCTGGGATCAGGTAGCCAGCAACTTGCATTATGTATACCGCTATTGCGTTCAGCTTCACAATTCCGCTATGAAAAAGATCTCACATAATCTGACATAATCTCACTGTATAGCGAAACAACAATGTGATATGATTACAATGCAAAAGCTAGGTGAGCAGGGGAATGCCTGCTCACCTTTCCTATGCCGGGGCATGGCGCGAGGCGGCCTTTCTTCCTTTCGCCGTCATGGTGGTTCGAGCCCACCACCCGGCACCAAATTACTGTAAGGCGGTGAGCACATTGTGGCAAACGGTAAATACCAAAGATGGCTGGGGCCTGATGGGCTCCTACTGCTGGAAGGATGGGCACGGGACGGGCTGACAGACGAACAGCTTGCCCAGAAAATGGGCATAGCAACTGGCACATTGTATGAGTGGAAGAAATCCTACCCTGAGATTTCTGAGGCCCTAAAAAGGGGCAAGGAAGTCGTAGACATAGAAGTGGAGAACGCCCTGCTGAAACGTGCCCTTGGATATGATTACACCGAAGAACGTGTAGAGATCAGCGAAAAGGATGGTCGAAAGGTAATCCAAAACACCAAGCACATTGCCGCTGATACCACGGCTCAAATCTTCTGGTTGAAAAACCGCCGCCCGGACAGGTGGCGGGACAAGCCTATGCCAACTGCCGAAGGGGACGGGGTGACCATCATTGACGATATGTAGGCTCTCAGAGGTCATGGGCCCAGCATACAGGGACGTTCATAGGGCCGTAAAGAGTGGCAGCTATAATCAGTTCGTCCTTGCAGGAGGGCGTGGCAGTCTGAAAAGCTCCTATGTATCGGCGGAGGTAATCCTCCAGCTGCTCCAGCACCCGGGTATCCATGCGGTGGTGCTGCGCAAGGTCGCCAACACCCTGCGTAAGAGTGTATTTGCACAGTACCAGTGGGCGATTGACAAGCTGGGGCTGACAAGTATATTTCTTGCCACCGTCTCCCCCATGGAGCTGACGTACCTGCCGACAGGCCAGAAGATCCTATTCTTCGGCACAGATGATCCCAGCAACTTGAAATCCATCAAGGTGCCCTTCGGGTACATTGGCATCCTACACTTTGAGGAATGGGATCAGTTCAGCGGGCTAGAGGAGACCAGAAACATTGAGCAGTCGGTGCTTCGTGGCGGTGAAATCGCTCTGGAGTTCAAGACCTTCAACCCGCCAAAGACTCGGGACAGCTTTGCCAATAGGTACATCCTCCAAAGCAAGCCCGGGCAGCTGGTACATAAAAGCACCTATCTACAGGCTCCGCCGGATTGGCTGGGGCCTCGATTTATAGCCGATGCGGAGCATCTACGGGATACCAACTTTCCTGCCTATGAGCATGAGTATCTGGGCGTTGCCAATGGCAGCGGCGGACAGGTATTCGACAATCTGGATATTCGGATAATTACCCCAGAGGAAATCCATGGGTTTGACCGCATTTACAACGGAGTGGACTGGGGCTATTATCCCGATCCCTGGGCGTTCAATCAGATGCACTATGATGCCGGACGGCGGACACTGTACATCTTCGGGGAGCTGACCCGGCGCAAGGCCGGCAACCGGGAGACAGCGGATGCACTGATCGAGTACGGGATCACCGGCACGGATCGGATCACTGCTGATTCTGCGGAGAAAAAGTCCGTGCAGGACTACCGGGAGTATGGGCTGGATTGCCGTGCGGCGATCAAAGGCCCCGGCAGTGTGGACTACTCCCACAAGTGGCTCCAGTCGCTGACACAAATCGTAATAGACCCTGACCGCTGCCCGGACACGGCGGCGGAATTTTTGAATTATGAATATGATCGGGATAAGTCGGGCGAAGTAATCTCCGGCTATCCGGATCGCAACAACCACCACATTGACGCCGTGCGATATGCAATGGAATCAGTGTGGAAGCGGAGAGGTGAGTAATCATGTGGCTGTTTGATAAGCTGCTGAATCGGAATCAGGCAGGCATTTGGGATGAAGCGGACATTTCCTTGCCGATGGCACGGGCAATCACAGGCTGGCTTAACGCCTTTTACAATAATCCGAACTGGGCCACCAATCAGGTGCGGCTATCGGCACTGCCTTCCACCATCACCGGGTTCGTGGCAACGCTGGTAACAAATGAGCTGTCTATTTCCTGTGGCACCAGCACAAGGGCAAAGTATATCGAGGAACAACTACAGCCGCTTACTCGGAAACTGCACAATGCGGTGCAGTTGGCAACGGCAGGCGGGCAAATCATCATCCGCCCGTTTGTTCAGGATGGGAAGTTTTATTTTGATTTGGTGCAGCCTGGGCGCTTCTTTCCCACCCGCTTTAATCCAGATGGCCGGGTTATGGCTGGCTACTTTGTGGACTATCGGGATGTAAAGGGCAAGGAGTACATCCGAATTGAGCGGTTTGACTGTGACGGAAAGCAGATGATTGTCAGCAATAAGGCGTACCGTTCCGCCGGGGATATTATGGGCTCAGAAGTTCCGCTGGCTACCGTTCCGCAGTGGGCAGAGTTGGAGCCGGAAATTACAATCAACGGGATTAAGCAGCCATTGTTCGGCTGCATTCAAATGCCGTTTGCCAACACGGTAGACGACGCATCCCCGCTCCCGGTGAGTATCTATGCAAATGCCATGGACAGCATCATGGAATTTGATAAGGTGTACTCCGAAATGCTCTATGAGCTGCACTCTGGCAGGCGGAAAAGCATTGTAGAGCGTCAGGCGCTTGTTCCTATGCCGAAGGACACGAATAAACGTGGGAAGCGTTTCCACTATTTTGATCCGACTTCCGACGTTTATATCCTAGATCCAGCAGAGCAGGCCAAGCCGTTCCAGGACTATTCGCCGGCACTACGGACAGCAGAGTATATGACCGGGCTAAAAGCCATTTTGCACATAGTAGAAAACCAGTGTCATTTGTCCCCGGGAACCATGGCAATTGACGAACGCACAGGTACTGTGACGGCGACACAGGTCATTTCGCAGGATCGCACCACCTACAACACCTGTTCTGCCATTCAGCAACAGGGCGTTACGCAGGGGCTTTTGGACGTAATCACTGCCATGAATGCAATGTGTGAGCTGTATCAGCTGGCCCCTGCCGGCGAACTGGTTCCGGCGGTCACTTATGGTGACGGCGTATTTGAGGATACCCAGCAGGAGTTTTCCCGCCGGATACAGATGGTGCAGGCAGATATCCTCAAGCCGGAACAGCTGCTTGCATGGTACTTCGGCGTAGACGTGGAAACCGCTCAGACGGAATATCTCAAAGAGCAGACGGATACCGTTGACCTCTTCGGAGGTGCATAATGCTGCCGCCGGGCTACCTGGAATCGCTCCCTGACAATGTGGTGGAGCTGATCCGCGAGATGGAGGATGCCATCCTCTCCAAAATGGCGATCCGTATCACCAAGTATGGCTGGGCGGATCAAAGCCAGTGGGAGAAGGACCGTCTGGAGGCCGTGGGCGTTGTCCGCTCCGACATTGTGCGCATCCTGTCCCAATATACCGGGCAAACGGAGCAGGCAATACAGGACGCCATGGCGGACGCTGGGCGGACAACTGTTGCGCAGGATCGGCGGTACTATGAGGCCGCTGGAATGTGGAGAGAGGAAGCAATCAACCGGGAAGCCATGAACAAGGTGATTAACGCCGGGCTTCGGCGCACACAAGGCACCTTCCTAAACCTCACCGGCACATTGGCAAAGGAAACGGCCAAAGAGTTCACGAAAGCAATGGATCGGGCATGGTTGGAGGTGTCCACAGGTACCATTGATGCACCGACGGCAGGCCGCAGAGCCATCAAGGAGCTATGCGCCAAGGGCATTCAGGTAGTCAGCTATCCTAGCGGGCACACCGACCATGTGGAGGTGGCGGTACGCCGTGCACTGGTCACCGGCGTCAATCAGGGGGCTATGGCGGTGCAGGATGAGCTTATGGGGGAACTGGACTGTGATCTTGTGGAAACTACCGCCCATGCAGGAGCACGCCCGGAGCATGCCCTATGGCAGGGCAAAGTATTTTCCAGATTTGGGCGGACGCCGGGCTATGCAACGCTGGCAGCCGGTACCGGCTTTGGCACTGGCGCGGGACTGGGCGGTTGGAACTGCCGCCACTCCTATCATCCCTTTTTCCCCGGTTACGAATCGGCCTACTCCGATGATATCCTCAAAGAGTACCAGCGCAAGACCTGCACCTATAACGGTAAGGCACTGACGGATTACGAAGCGTCCCAACAGCAGCGTTACTTTGAACGTGGTATACGCCGCTGGAAACGGGAATACACCGCCATGGATGCAGCCGGTCTAGACACCACGCAGGCCTCTGTGAAGCTCAAACAGTGGCGGGAGAAGGAAGCGGACTTTCTAAAGCAGACGGGCCGCAGGCGGGATTCCAGCCGGTCACAGATCGGGACATTCGGCAGGAGCGAAGCCGGGAAGGCGGCGTGGGCAGCGAAACGTGGCTATTCCTTGGACAAGCACGGGAACCGGATCGTCGAAACTGTTGAACGCTCTGTTGGAGCAAAAGCTAAGAATTATAGCATTTTTAACCCCATTACAAGGGAGAAGATCCACCTGTCAGAGGGTTCACACATAACCCAACCCAAAAATCATGTAATGGCAGGTAAGGGGCGAGAACGGCAGATAGATCAAATTCAAATGTTACTTGACAAATATGGTGGCAACGAATTAGAATGGACTAAAGAGAAAGGATTTGGCTATGTTGACGACGAATATGGAGAGGCACGCTATGTAGAAATACATTGGTACCAAGAACCAAGCATAGGCAAAGTTGAGTTCAAACTTAAAGTCCAGCCGGGAGGTGGCATTTATCTTGACGAAGATTAAAGCACGATATATCGGGACCCCTGATCCGGAGTATATTCCAAATGAAGTTTACATGATTTACGAAGTGACCGGAGTAGATAAAAGTTTAATTGCTGCCGAGAACAAATATGGTGAGGCATATTTAATGCCTCGGAAACTGTTCAAGCCAATCGAAGATTAACCGCTTTCCTTCGGGACGGCGGTTTTTCTATACCCAATTTCATATAACCAAGCCTGCGCCCTTCGGGGTGTGGGCTTTTGTTATACCATTTCACCGGGTGCCGGGTGGGACGCGGCACACCTGCGCGGGGACCGCAACCCCGGTAAATATCAGCGGAGCAGGAGAAAGGCGGAAACATGAAGAGAGAGTTCCTTAAGAATCTGGATCTCGGCAACGGCGCTCACCTCTCCGACGATCTGGTGGAACAGATCATGGCGGAGGCGGGCAAAACGAAAACCGAGATGCAGAACGCCATCACCAGCTTGACCACAGAGCGTGACGGGCTGAAAACCCAACTCAGTGATGCCAATGCCACCATTCAGTCCTACAAGGACATGGACATCGACGGCATCAAGCAGTCGGCGGCGGACTGGGAAACCAAGTACAACACCGACACGCAGGCCCTGAAAGATCAGCTGGAAAGCACCAAATACGGCTATGCGGTGGAAAATGCCGTAGGTAGCCTGAAATTCACCAGCGAGTCTGCCAAGAAAGCGTTTCTCGCAGACTTGACCGCCAAGAAGCTACCCATTCAGGAGGGCAAGCTGCTGGGTCTGGAGGACTTCACCAAGGGCTACAAGGAGGCCGATCCGGGCGCATTTGCGTCCAATGAACCCGCGCCCTCTTTCACCATTGGAAGCGGGCAGAAAACACAGACCGGCACTGCATCAGATTCCGCTCTGCGGGCAGCGTTCGGACTGGAACCTAAAGGAGGAAAATAATTTATGGCAAATTCTATTGCACTTGCGCAGCAGTTCGTCCCTCTTCTGGACGAAACCTATCAGCAGGCATCCCTGACATCTGATCTGGACGGCGCTGCCGACCTGGCACGGCAGGGAGCCAATGCAAATGAGCTGATTATCCCCATGATGACCATGCAGGGTCTGGGGGACTACAGTCGCAACAGCGGCTATGTGGAGGGCGATGTGACCCTTACCAACGAGACCGTCACCTGCAACTTTGACCGTGGCCGCATGTTCACTGTGGACACCATGGACAACATGGAGACTGCGGGCATTGCATTTGGCAATCTGGCCGGTGAGTTCATCCGCACCAAGGTGGTTCCGGAGCTGGACGCCTTCCGCTTCTCTCAGTACGCCTCTGCCGATAATATCAGCAAGGCAACCGCTGCCACCCTTTCCACCGGTGATGCCGTTATCAAGGCGCTGCGGGCCGCAACCACCAAGATGGATGAAGACGAAGTCCCCATGGAGAACCGGTATCTTTACATCACTCCCACCCTTCACGGCCTGATTCAGGACATGGACACCACCAAGAGCCGGGAGGTACTGGCACGGTTCGCCAAGGTAGTGGACGTGCCCCAGACCCGGTTCTACACCCAAATCGCCCAGAAGTCCGGCAAAGTCATCACCGGCGGTGCCACCGAGAAACCCACCACCACCGATGAGACCGCAGGCGGCTATGTCAAGGGTGACTCCGCAAAGGAGATCAACTTCATGGTGATCCACAAGCCCGCCGTCATCCAGTTTGAGAAGCACGTAGTTCCCAAGATCATCACCCCGGAGCAGAACCAAAGCGCCGATGCTTACAAGTTCGGCTACCGCAATGTGGGTATCGCTAAAACCTACAAGAATAAGTCTGCCGGCATCTACCTGCACACCAAGGCATGATCGGAGGTGGTGCGGCGTGACGCTCAATGAGCTGATTTCCGGCTACACCGCCGACGGCGGCAAGCTGTCCGGGGATGATCTCCGGGCGGCAAGCCGCACCGCATGGCGCTGCCTCTATGACCGGACGTTTGGGCGGGTGTACAGCAGCGACGACCACGGGGAGCTGATTCAGCAGTGCTTCGACGAGTTGGTTGATGCCGTACACCAGCGTTGGCACGGCGGCAACCTCGCGTCCCAGTCCGTGGGCAGCTGGAGCCAGTCCTATGCAGATGGCAGCCAGACAAGCGACCAGATTTATGCTGACATCATCCGGCAGTGGTTGGGTGATACCGGCCTATTGTATCGGGGGTGGCCCGGATGATGTTTGGCCAGACGGTTACCATCTACAACCGGTACGGCAATGATAATCCCGCACGTTGGGGCCGGAGGTTACTTCAAGGGGTGTACTGGCGCGCAGGCGTTGGTACGTCCCTCAGCGTTACTGGCGTCACTGGCGGGCAGCTGGAATGCCTGTTGATTCTGCCCCATCGTGATGGATATGTTTCCCCCACCATGTATGCTTCCGCTGAGAGTCATGACGATATCTGGACGCTACAGCCCGGGGACGCTGTGATTCCCGGAGAAGGGCCCGATGGAGAGATCACTGGGGCAATCCAAAAGGCCGTACCGGGATGCAAGCTGATTGCCAGCATTACAGATCACTGGTACGGCTCCACCATGGATCACTGGGAGGTGACGTGCAAGTGAGTATCAAGGTATTTTCCAATATTGACACCGCCGCAATCTGCCGGAAGTACGGACTGGGCAGTTCCAACGCCGCACGGAAAGCGCTGGCTGCCAACGTGCGCCGCCGCAGTGATAAGTATGTGCCAATGGATCAGGGCGACCTGAAAAACACCTTCCAGATTGCGGGGGACGGCAGCACCATTACCTACGTCATGCCATATGCCCGGAAGCAGTACACCACGCCATACCGCCATCGTGATCCACGGCGCTGCCAGTATTGGGATCGCGCCATGATGGCGGCAGAGGGCGATGCAGTCGTGCGTGAGCTGGAAGCATACATCAAAGGGAGGCCCGGGAAATGAGCATTACATCAGCAATCCGGAACTACCTGGAAAATTATCCGGGACTGTCTGACGGCATGATGCATGTGGACTGGCTCCCCGAGAGCGCCAGATACTACAGCATTGAGAGTGTGCCGTGCGAACCGGTGCTCAAGCAGTACATGAGCGGCAGTTCCCGGCGGCAGTTCCAGTTCAACCTCGCATCCTCTATGTTCTACAGCTCTGATGTGGAAAACCAAACGGAAAACATGGAGTGGTTTGAATCCTTCGACAGCTGGATTCAGACGCAGAATCTTTTCCGGCGGCTCCCCGATCTTGGGGCCGGCCGGAAATGTCAATCAATCGAAATCCTCAGCAGCGCATACCCGGTTGCCGTGGACGAGAACGGCCTCGCCCGGTATCAGCTGCAAATGGGGATCACCTATTTACAGGAGGGAACATTATGAAAATTTCCGAATACATGGCGAAGGTCACTGCGGCAGAAGCCACCGGCGAATATGTGGGCCGGGACATGGTGCTGGGTCTGGATTGCAGCGAGACTACAAGCCCCGCAGCAAAGCCCGGCGACTACACCTATGTAGGCGTCCACGTGGAAGACTACGGTGCAAAGCTGAGTGCCAAGACCGAGGACAAGTCCTATGTCTACGAGGGCGACAGCACCATCAAGACCTCTACCCAGCGCACCTTCCAGATCACCGGTCAGGCATACATTTCCGATGAGTTTGTAGACTTCATCCGTTCCTTTGCAATCAAGTTTGGTAAGGGCAGCACCGTGCAGCGGAAGTATGTGTATTTCCACTCCGCCACCAAAAAGGGCGAGACAGGCACCATGACCATCATCGTCAACAATGACGGCAATGGTGCAGCGTCCTCCCCTGCGGACATTGACGTGGAGCTCAAGTCCAGCGGCCCTGTGTCTGAGTACACCTACGCCGAAACCTGAGTAAGCATTCCCGCCCCCTCCCTGTGAGGGGGCAACACTGAGAAACTGAATGAGAAAGGAGCCTATACCATGGGCAAGTATTTTACATTTGTTGACCGCTATCTCACTCTGGAATTCTTTGAAGAGGACCCGGTGAAGGTCACGCTTTTCATCGGAGACGACATGGACCGAAAGATCGACAGCGCATTCAAGAAGCTTCAGAAGCCGATGCCGGCTGCGGATAAAATCGGAATCCTCAATGATCTGATCGGCGAAGAGAATACCAGCGAGATCCTTGAACGGATGGACGAGGCGGACGGGTATGCGCTGGATCAGGTGCTGCTTTACATCCACAGCACCTATATTGAGGGTAAAACAAAAAACCTGCAGGCCGCCAAGGCTGGGCGGAGCCGGAAATAACATACAGCCTGTGGCATATGCCAAACGCCCTGCGGATCAACGGAGAGATCTACCCGATCCGCACAGACTTCCGCACGGGGATTGAATATCAGAGGATTGCCGCTGCAGGAACACTGACAGCGGCATCTTTTTTAGATCTCTGGTTTCCAGACAGCCAACCAGAGTACGTATCGGCGGCTATTGAGGGGATATCCCGATTCATACGGCGGAAGGATGCGGCTCCCGCAACGGCGGAACAGCAAAACGGACCGGTGCCGTATGACCTGACAGCAGATTCCGACGTGATCGCTGCAGGCTTTCTGGAGCGGTATGGGATCGACTTGACAGCCCCGGAAACAGATATGCACTGGTGGCGCTTTATGGCGCTGCTGGAGGGGCTGTGCGGCCCCGATTTCTCACGCCGGGTGGAAATCCGAACAAAGGATCTTGGCAGTATGAAGGCGAAAGAACGGGCCCAGTGGATCAGGCTGCGCAATCTCTACGCAATCCACCCGAACGGAGTAGAGACTGTGGCCGATCATTTACGGCATTTGGACGAGATCATTGCAAGGAGCGGAGGTGGAAACAATGGCTGACGGTAAGGTTGTTATCGAAATTGATGCGGAGGCTTCAGGGTTTGAAGCCAGCTTAAATAAGGTAAAGGGTACCGCAACGGACGCAGCCGGGGCCACGACAGATTATGCAAAGGCCAACGAGAATGCAACCAAAGCCCTAAAGCTTGTCGTTGGGGCTGCATCGGCTGTGGCAACCGCCTTGGGGGCAGGTGTTACGGCGGCAGTTACGGCGGGCAGCGCCTATGAAACCGCATTTGCCAAGACCATGACCATCATGGATCAGTCCGTTGTATCTGCAGGAGATATGTCAGACGCCATTCTGGATCTGTCAAACAAAACCGGCACTGCGGCCACGGAGCTGTCCGACAGCGTATATAACGCCATTTCCGCCACCGGCGACACAGCCAATGCGGTTTCACTGGTAGCTGATGCCTCCAAGCTTGCCACAGCTGGCTTCGCCGATGAGGGTGACGCACTGGGCGTCCTCACCACCATCACCAACGCCTACGGGATGTCTACCACAGAGGCCGCCAATATCTCTGACAGTCTGATCCAGACCCAGAACCTCGGTGTTACTACGGTAGGACAGTTGGCAAGTTCTATGGGTAAGGCCATTGCAACGGCATCTTCCTACAGCATTGATCTTGGCAATCTGGAATCTGCCTATGTGTCCTTGACCAAAGCCGGTATTTCCACGGAGGAATCTACCACCTATCTGTCTTCCATGTTTAATGAGCTGGGTGATTCCGGTTCGGATGTGGCGAAGGTCATTCAGGATAAAACCGGAAAGAGCTTCGGCCAATTGATGCAGTCGGGGGCTTCTCTAGGTGACGTGCTAGGAATCCTGCTGGACAGTGTCAATGGCGATACAGAGGCATTGATGAACCTGTGGGGATCCGCCGAAGCTGGCAAGGCGGCATCGGCAATAGCCGGACAGGGTGTGGAAACCTTCAATTCCAACCTGGAGCAGCTGCGAAACAGCACCGGCCTTACCGAAACGGCCTATGAGACCATGGCCAATACCCTGAGCTTCCAGACGGATATGCTCAAAACCCGGATCGCAAATCTGGGGACTGCAGTATATAGCTATTTTGACGATTCCATCACAGAAGGCGTGAAAAGCTTGTCTGACGCATTTCTGGAATTAACGGATTCGGTGGAAGGCGGAGCATTATCGGAGCAGATGGAGCAGATCAGCGCCGGTGTGGCCGACTTGATCAGCACTGGTGCTGAGTTGGCCGCAGATGTGCTCCCAAAGCTCATTGAAGGCGCTGCATGGGTGCTGGACAATGGCGGGACTATCGTCTCTGTTGTGGGCGGCATCGTTACCGGCATTGTTGCATATAAAGCGGCAGTACTGGTGGCAACAATCGCCACGAAGGGATTCACTGCAGCGCTGGCAATCAATCCGATTGCGTTGGCGGTAGCCGGTGTTATCGGGCTTTCTGCCGCACTCGGCGGATTGGCCAACAGCATGGGCGAGACACTTTCCCCCGCCGAACAACTGTCAAACGATATTGAAACAAATGTAGAAGCGACAGCAGCACTGTCGGAGCAAATTGATAAAACCAACACATCGTATTCTGAGTTCAAGGAGCAGGTACAATCCAGCGCTGAGGATAACGACAAGATGATCACCAGCCTAGTGGGGCTGGTATCGGCCTATGATGGCACGGCCTCTGCCGCAGCAGATGTGCAGGCTCTTGTGGATGAACTCAATGCAGCAGTCCCCGGATTGAACTTGGAGTTTGATCAGCAGACAGGCTCGCTAAACCGATCCGAGGAAGCTATGCGGGCTCTGAATGAGCAATACGAAGCACAGCAGCAATATGAATCGGCCCAAAAGAACCTGACAGATATGCTGGACAATGAGGCGGAAGCCACCGAAAAGCTGGAAACTGCACGTACCAATCTGAGTGATGCCCAGAACAAGCTAAATGACTTCGAGGAAGCTCATACTCACATTGTAAACGGGAACCGCATAGCCAATAGCGGCTATGAATGGTCTTGGAAAAACGCAAAAGACGCCGTTACGGAGGCAAAAGATGCACTGACCGATGCGAACACAGCTATGGACAATGCAAAAGGTGCCGTGCGCACCGCCCGGGCAGATGTAGATACCTACGGAGATGCATTGGATCAGGCCGCAGCAGACGCAGAGCAATTTGCTGACAGCACAGACAGCAGCACGCAGAGCGTGGAAGCGCAGGAGCAGGCTGCAGCGGAGGCGACCGAATCCATTGCACGGATCGCCTTGGACGCACAGAATGCAGCGGCTGCCGGCGGAGACCTCCGCACAAAATACGACGAGCTCTCGGGTCAGTTGGAAGAGTTGACGGGTACAGGAGACGCTTACATTGAAGGTTTGGCGAATCAGGCCCTATACCAGCTGAATGTTGCAGCCACCACGCAGGAGCTGGGCACCGCGGTTGGTGATATGGCCGAGGATATCGGAATATCCACCGAAGAAGTTGCAGCATATCTTGCGGGCGCAGACATGTCCGTGGAGGAATTTCAGGACAACGTAGCCAGTGCTACAGATAACGTAGTCAACAGCTTCCAAAAGGCTTCTACCAGCCTCAATATGAGCCTCAGCGAAATGAAGGAGAACCTTACTGCCAACATTGAGGCACAGGCCAACTGGAATAACAACATGGAAACTCTCTGGAATCGCGCTGTTACCAGCGGAGATTCTGGGACAAGAGCGTTGGTGCAGCAGCTCTACAACATGGGGCTTGAGGGCGCAGAGCAGGTAGCGCAGTTCGTTAATATGTCAGACGAAGAGCTTGCAGAGTGGAGCAGCCTGTTTACCGATGCTGGCAATAAAGCAACCGAGAACGCCGCACTGGGCGCTGCCATGGGAGCTGGAGCACTTTATAACTCTGGTTTGGAAATGGGTGCGCAGTTCAGCGAAGGCTATGCCAACACGGATACATCTGCCTCTGGCGCTGCGCTGGCTGGAAATGTGGCAGCCAGCATCACGGCACAATCTCCTATTGTGGAAGCTGCCGGCCAGCAACTGGGTATGGCTGCCCATACGGCCATTGCAAATATCAGCTGGACGGATTTGGGCGACGCTGTGGGACAAGGCCTTGCATCTGGAATGACAAGTCAGTCTGCAGCCATGCGTACTGCGGCACAAGGGCTTGCCACGGATGTCGTTTCGGCTTGGAATGGCAAATCTGGCACCTTCAAGCAGGCTGGGGCTAATGCGGGAACCAGAATTCAGTCCGGGCTTTCAGGGGAGCTCGGTTCGGTACGTTCAGCGGGCCAACGGCTTGCCGACTCGGTTACATCTGTTTGGACATCCAAGTCCGGGGCTTTTCAGCAATCCGGATCCAACGCAGGGGGGAAACTGTCAACCGGCTTGGCAAGTCGGTCGGATGCCATCAGAAACAGCGCACAAACCCTCACCGCCATTGTACTGACCGTCTGGGCAAATGCAAACGGGCAGTTTCAAAGTGCCGGTGCATTGGCATCGTCCGCAGTCGCACAGGGCATTTCCGGGGGGAGAGGCATCGTGTCCAATGCCGCTTCCAGCGTAGCCAATGCGGCATACTATGCCATGCAGATTGATGGATGGTATAACCTTGGCTATAATATCTCCGCCGGTGTGGCCTCCGGCGTTCGTGGCGGCAGCTATCTCATTACGCAGGCCGCTCAATCTGCCGCACAAAGTGCGCTGGCCTCTGCAAAGAAATCGCTTGGGGTCAACTCCCCTTCCCGGGTGTTCCGGGATCAGGTGGGCGCCATGATCCCCGCTGGTATGGCTCAGGGCATCGCCATGGCAACGCCCAAGGCCCAGAAGGCTGTGGAGCTGACATCCGAACAACTGCTTCGGGCCACCAGAGCAGCGCTACGGCCAAGCGGAACGATGCAGGAAGCACATTACGTCAACAACACCATTTCCAACTACAGTTACTCTGCCAATCGTGGAAACACGGTAGTCCTAAAAGCACCGGTGTATCTGGACGGTCGGGAGATCGCCCGTGCATCTGCGAAATATACGGGCCGTCAAATGGCCTATCTGGAGGGATTGTAATGCACCGAGGGATCTATATCAATCAGCATGACATTCGAGAGTACGGTGCAAAGCTGCAGATGGACTATGCCATCAGCGGCGGGGAAATCGAAAACATTACCAACCGCGGAGCAGGACGGAGCAGCACACTGCTGCTCCGTCAAAGCCGCGAACCCTTGGAGATCACCCTGCCGCTGGACATCTACGGCAAAGACAAACGAGAAACCATGGACCATCTGACCGGCATCATGGCACTGCTTACCGGCACCTTCGAGGTGGATCTGTCTGACGGCTACGCATATACCTGCACATGCAAAGGGATCGGGGCAACCGCATGGGTCAATGACGAAATATGCAGTGTGGATATCACGCTAAGCGGCTTCAAGCACGGCGAACCAATGCGGGTATCCGGCACCGCGCCACTGCGCGTGTACAATCCGGGCACATGGCCGAAGACCGATTGCAAGCTGACCATCCGGGCACTGTCCATCCCGGCCGGTACACTGGCAATCATTAGATTGTTCCATGCCACCGAACTAATTACGGAATGGACGTTGACGCCCTTGATTGGTTACATCACCGGGGGTGACCTTGTGCTGGATGGGCAGGGAATGCAGAATCTCTACAACGGCGGGAACCTTCGGGCCGGGACAATGCGGTGGACAGACTACCCATACCTTACGCCCGGTGAAAATGTGCTAGATATCGAATGCGGCACAGCGTCGGTGGCTGCAACAGTAGAATTTACGCCGACATTTTTATAGGAGGACACAATGCTGGAACTGATTACATCTGAGGGGAATGTCCCAATCCACGATGTGGAAAACAATTATGCCATTACGCATAAATGGAATGGCATAGACACCCTGCATTTTGAACTCTATCTGGATGATCCTGCGTTCCCCCAGCTAGCGGAAGAGGCCTATATCTATGAGACAACCGAGGAACAGACCTACGTCATCAAGGGCATTGATGCCGGTAGCAGCACCGCAGACGTGGACTGCCAGCTGAATCTGGAAGCATGGCAATCTACCGCTGTCTGCTACTACTACAACAACACATCCAGCCTGCCTGTGACCATGCAGCAGGTAGTGCCCAGCGGCTGGAGCATGGTCTATGAAACCATGGACACCCAGAGACGGAGTGTACTGCTGGATGCAGGTGGTACCCCGCTGGACATTGCACTTACTGCGCAGGACAGCTACGGATGTGCCATGCGCTTTGACACAGGGCGACACATCTGCACGGTGTACTATCCGCAAGCGAATCCGATCAGCGGGACGTTGCTCACCGAAAGCGCAGCCATGCGTCGGCGTCCAAGCCGCACAGGGAAATCTACTGACCTGGTCACCAGAGTGTACCCCATAGGAGCGAACGGTTTGACCATTGGGCACATCAACGGTGGAAGGGACTATGTGGAAAATCTCCGCTATACAGACAAGATCATCTGCAAGGTGTGGAAGGATGAACGGTATGAAAACTCCATAAGCCTCAGAAGCGCCGCACAGGCTCTGGTGGACTCTCTGTCCACGCCGGAGGTATCTTGGGAGGTATCGCTGTTTGACCTGTACCGCAGTGATCCGCAGCGCTGGAGCGATCACAAGGTGGAGTTATACCAGCGGGTGCAGGTGGCATACAACGGCAGCACTATCACAGCACTGATTGCGGAAGAAGAAATCCATCCATATCACCCGGAAAACAATACCGTAGCGGTGAACAGTGTCCCGAGGAACTCAATCAATACGATTTCCGGCCTGAAAGACGAAATTCAAAACCCCAACAGCGCCTTCAATGCGGAAAAAGCCGCCGCCATCGAAAACGCCACCCGGCTGATCTCCGGCAGTCTGGGGGGAAGGGTCATTACGGTGCTGGACGAGGACGGCAAGCCCATAGAGCTTTGCATCCTGTCGGATTCCGAGGATCTCTCCACCGCCCGGAGCCTCTGGCGCTGGAACGAGGGGGGCCTTGGGCACTCCGATACCGGCTATAACGGCCCCTTTTCGCTGGCCATCACCAAGGACGGGGCCATTGTGGCCGACCGGATCACCGTGGGCACCCTGAACGCCGGGCTTATCAAGGCCGGGGTGCTCACCGATGACCGGGGGAAGAACTTCTGGAACATGGAGACCGGGGAGTTTTCCACCTCCGGCACCATTTCCTCCTATGACAGCCCGGACGGCACCCTCAGCGGATACCTTGGCTATATGACCGGCGCCACGGAATCCGGCACCACCAGCGGCATCGGTGTGGGCAACGCCACCGGGGACTGCTATGCCATTGCCACAGGCTCCGGCATCCGGCTTCAGGCCGGGGACTACAGCGTTTACGTCACCAAAACCGGAGTGGCGAAGCTCACGGGCAAGGCCGGAAGCGTGCTCATCACCTCCTCCGGGGACAAGGGCGCCGGAGTGTATATCACCGGGCGGCTGTTCCGGAGGGGCAGCGAGGGGGACGAGTGGACGAATATTAGTTGAATGGCGGAGTGAAGAGTGAAGAGGATCGCACGGGACTGCGCCCCATTGCCGTTACCCGCTCAGACCCGGAAGTGCGGGGAGCGGTGACGGGCGGTACGCACCAAAGCCTCCCTTGTGCAAAGGGAGGTGCCGCCCATTTAGGGCGGCGGAGGGATTGATCCCCAGAGGTCAGTATTCCAGAGCGGCTTCCGATTATGAGCTGCTGAATAGCCGAGCGGTGCGGCAAGAGACTGTGTGCGGTGCAACAATCCCCCAGTCAGCTACGCTGACAGCCCCCTTTACACAAAGGGGCCTTTGTACCGCACGGCAGTGCATCCCATTTTCAATACCTGCTCAGTACCGGCTGTACAGGCGTACTCCACCCATTGCCGCTCTGCGGCACGTCAATCCCCCCAACCACAATCCATATATCCAAAGGAGGAACCCAATGAACCAAACCTATTCCCTGAACATGATCCCCGGGGGCAATCCCCTGCGGGTGCCGGTGCGGCAGTTTGACAAGGGCAGCCGCACCATCACCATGACCCTGTGGAACGGCTCCGGCGCCTTTTCGGTGCCCGCCGGGTCGGCCGTCACCGTGGAGGGCACCAAGCCCGACGGCAAGAGCTTCTCCTCCACCGCCAGCTTCTCCGGCACCGGCGTCAGCTTTACGGTGACGGAGCAGATGGCCGCCGTGGCCGGGGACGTTCGCTGTCAGCTGACCGTCACCAAATCCGGCACCATTTTAGGCTCCGCCACCTTCCTTCTGGTGGTGGAGCCTTCGGCGCTGCCGGAGAATCCCGACCTGTCCGAAACGGTTTTCAGCAGCTTCCAGCAGCTGAAAAACGCCGCCCAGACTGCCGCCTCCAACGCCGCCACCAGTGCCAATGCCGCCGCCGCCAGCGCCGCCGAGGCGGACGCCTACAAGCGCTGGCTGATTCCCTACGGGGCATGGCGGCGCTACGACACCGGGGTTTCCACCAACGTCCTCGCCATTGCCACCGGGGAGGGCAACACCCTGACGGCGGAGAAGAACCAGCCCGCCACCATCATGACCGAGGACGCCTCTACCCTGACGAACAGCCCCGTGACCTCCGGGGGCTTCTGGGCCCGGCGGACGGTGTACCCGGTCAGAAATCCCACCGGCAGCGAGCACATCACCGTGGAGCTGGAGGAATACGAGCCGGTGCTGGGCCGCCGGTGGCTGCGCACCTACTACGCCGCCACGGGGAAGTGGAGCGAGAAATGGGTGGAGATCAGCCCGGCCTCCCCGCTGGATCAGATGGTGTCCGGTTCGTCCGCGAACATCAATGACTACACAGGCGCTGGGCTGTACTGGCTGAACAAGACCACGGTGACCAACACCCCCAACGGCGGCACCGGCATGCTGATTGTCACCACAAGCCCCACGGGCAACGTGATCTATCAGACCTTCGTGAGCTTCAATACGGGCAGCGGCTATGTGGCCACCCGGTGCTACACCAACAGCCAGTGGTATCCGTGGGATGAGCGCCCGGCACCGGCATCCTACGTTACGCAGGAGGGCACCTCCGGGGCGTGGAAATACCGGATCTGGAGCGACGGCAAGAAGGAGTGCTGGCTGATCACCACCATCAAGCATGAGGTCAAGCAGGCCAGCGGAAGCCTCTACTATTCCAGTACCGTGCCCTATCCCTATCCCGTGGGCTTTACCGGCAAGCCTACGGTGTATGTGGGGGTGCGGAGTCCCAACAATAAGCCCATCTGGGCCATCCCATCCACTCCGGCCAGTGGTTCCGATGTGAAGAATAACGCCTATATGGCCTTTGTGACCGCTACCAGCACCGACAGCATTTCTACAGATATTTCCATCTACGCCTGCGGCGTGTAAAGGGGGAGCTTATGATAATCCTGAATGAATCCATGGAAGAGATCACCGAGTATGATGCCGCAAAGGGCAGCCTCACGGAGACTGTGCGCATCCGCCCGGATGCGCAGCCCATCGACAATATTACAAAATTTGCCTACACAGATGAGGACTATGAGGCTGTGATGATCTACACGCCCTATGAGGCGGATGCTGCGCCCAGCACCGAGGACACCCTGCTGGAGCTGACCGCCGACCACGAATACCGGATCTGTATGTTGGAGCTGAATGGAGGTGAATGACAATGACGAGTGTAAAAAATCTGTGCCTGCTGCTGATCTCCCGGGGGAAAACCGAGGGGTTGCAGGACAAAATGGACGCCTATCTGGCAGCTGACCGGCTGACCGTGGCGGAGTACACCGAGCTGGCCGAGAAGCTGGCGGAGACGGAGGGTAAAAACTGATGGAAATTATGACAAAAACGGACGGCATCATTTTCGGCGTAGTGTTTTGCCTGATGGTGCTGGATTTTCTCAGCGGCACCATCGGGGCGCTGGCCGCAGGGGATTGGAACAGCAAAACCATGCGGCAGGGACTGCTGCACAAATGCAGCCTGCTGCTGTGCGTGGTGCTGGGCGTGGTTCTCAATTTTGGGCAGCAGTATCTGGATCTGGGGATCTCCATCCCCGCATACCAGAGCATCTGTGTGTACATTGCGCTGATGGAAACCGGCTCGATCATCGAGAATATCTGCCGGGCGAACCCCGACATGGTGCCGGAAAAATTGAAATCGGTACTGGGATTGAGTGGGAAGGAGGACAGCCATGAGCGCACAGAAAGTAATTGACATTGCGCTGGCAGAGGTGGGATATCTAGAAAAAGCCACCAATGCCAATCTGGACAGCAAAACCGGAAATGCCGGGTACAATAACTACACCAAATATGCCCGGGATCTGGCCAACGCCGGATATTACAACGGCAACAAAAACGGCTATGCATGGTGTGATGTGTTTGTGGACTGGTGCTTTTTCCGGGCCTATGGCAAGGCCGCCGGGCAGGCGGCGGAGTGCCAAACCGGGAACCTCGGCGCCGGATGCAGCTACTCTGCCCAGTACTACAAGGCGCAGGGGCGTTTCGACAAGACCCCGCAGGTAGGAGATCAGATTTTCTTCTACGATTCGGCGGGCGTGATTGGGCATACCGGTCTTGTGTATGCCGTAAACAGCACCACCGTGTACACCGTGGAGGGCAACACTTCCGGAGCTTCCGGAGTAGTGGCAAACGGCGGCGGAGTCTGCCGGAAATCCTACAGCCGAAGCTATGGACGGATTGCCGGGTACGGGCATCCAAAGTATCCGGCAGGAACAAAGCGGTACACCATCGGCTGGAACAAGGACGATCAGGGCTGGTGGTACGCAGATACCACCACGACATACTATAAGAGCCGCTGGGCGGAGATCGGCGGCGAATGGTACTATTTTGACGAAAAGGGGTATATGTTGATGGATACATGGAAAGTGGACAGCACCGGCACTTATTATCTGGGAGAGGACGGCAAGATGATGACGAACCGGATCGTGGGACTGGGGGCAGACGGCAAGCTCCGGCCCATGGAGCGGTATTACCATCTGCTCTCCGACCTGCCGGACTACTACCGAAAGGAGATTGACCCCTTGATCGCCGCCGGGAAGCTCAAGGGCAAGTCCGGCAAAGGAGAAAATCTGGTGCTGGATATGCCTGAAAGCACAGTGCGAGCTATCATCGTATTGAATCGAGTGTAATTGGAGGTAAAAATGCAGATCAAAGACTACACAAAGCCGGAATTAGATAGATTTAGAAGCTTATGTAATTTTACAGACACGGAAATGGCGTTTTTTGATCTGAGAGCTAGCGGCGCTACATTAGAGGATTGCTGCGGAGAACTGGATTATTCCATGGGCGGCATCAGGCGTATTTCCGGCAAAGTTAAGCGAAAGATAGATAGAATTTAGCAAAAACGCCCCCGCCGAACGGTGGGGGCGTTTTAGTCCTTTTTACGGTCGGGGTATGCCTCATAGTACCATTTCAAAAATTCGCCGTGGATGCGTTTTTCCGCCTCCTTGCGCAGGGCAATGGCAGCGTCCTTGTCCCGACTGGATCCGAGGTAATACCGGCGGCCCTTAAATGTGATGTGGGCTTTCCACGTCCTCACGGATTTGTCCCAGGACACGCCGGTGGTTCCGCTGGTGTTGGCCGATGTTGGCGGCAGCATCAGGCGTTTGATGTCTGTGCCGTCCACAAGATCCTTCCGGCGCTCCTGCTGCATGGTGGCGGAGGATTTACGGTGTACATCGGCTGACAGGCATCCACAGCTGCGGGTGGAGCCATTCCGCAGGCTGATGGCGGCAACCTCTGCGATTTTCCCGCAGTCGCACTGGCAGCGCCAAATGACGCTATGGCACATGCGCCGATCGGTGGGGGACAGGGCCACCAGTCGGCCAAACCGCTGGCCGGACAGATCCATGCGGTTGGTGTGCGATCTGGCACAGCCGCAGCTGGTGGTACTGCCGCCCAGCAGGTGAGCAGATGTGACGTAGGCAGTGTTTCCGCAGTCACAGCGGCATTCCCAGACGATCCGGCCAGAGGTGCGGCGGTTCGTTTTCCGGATGACGGTGAGCCTGCCGTACCGCTGGCCGGGGGAAATCCGATCAGTCATGATCGTCTTCGGGATCGGTGTGCGGCATCGTATTCTCCACGGCGATCCGCAGGAGGTTGATTACGTATGGCGGAGGGTTCCGCACGCCGGATTCCCACCGCTCCAGCGTGCGGGACTGGATTCCAAATATTTCGGCAAATTTGGCCTGAGACAGGCCGGTGCTGGCCCGGATGGATTTGATCTGTTCGGCTGGGGTCATTTCTGCGTCACCTCATCCCACCGGTATTCCGGATCGTCGTCCGGAATACCGAAAATCATCCGGTATATGTACGCCTCCACAGGCGCTGTAGCAAGGCGCTGGGCGACATCCGTGCGGATTCTGGGGTAATCAGGATTGGTAGCCCATGCGCGCTTTGCAGCGGCTCCAGCACCGAACACGCTGAGAGACGGCGCAGGAATCCACTGCCACACACCGTCCATGCAGCGGAGGTAGGCCATGTTGGCGCTGCTGATGTTGCCGGTGTTGTAAAAAATAGAGATTGTTTTCATTGCGATATCCTCCTATTGATGGTCTACGTTTTGATGTCCTGCTGTATCATTTGATCACTGCAACAACGACTGCATGGCTGATAATGACCTCTTGTGGGTCGTTTCCATATCCCTCGCCCTCTCCGGCGATCAGATACATGTGTGCGCCGTCATAGTCCTGCTGACGCGCCAGCGCCTTGCGCACCTCATCAATGTCATCCTCGTCATACCAGAGGTAGCCAAATCCGGTGGCGCAGGTGCCTGGGAGATAGGTTTCCTCGGTGTTTTCCCAGTACAGATCACGGGAGCACCCGAGCTCGTCCCCAACTTTGAGTACACGGTCATCCGTGCGGAGGCCATATACACAGTATTTGTTGTTGTTCTCGATCAGCGCATTCAAAACCAGTTCTTCCATTTTTGGTTCCCCCTTGTTATTAACTGTCTATATTATACCGTCCATTGGTCGGTATGTCAAGCCTTTTTTCGAGATTTTTTGAATATTTTTTGAGCAATATCTGCGCATTCCGGTTGGCAGATATACGCGCTAACATTAAATCAGGAGGTGAGCAATATGGCCTATGGATATATGCCGTATGGCAATCAATATGGTGGCTATACAGGGTATGGCAACCAGTATGGCGGATACAACCAACAGCCACAGCGTACAGAGGTGATCCACGTAAACGGCCAGAATGGAGCACAGGCGCTCCAAATGGCTCCAAATAGCAGCGCTATCGTGATGGATGATACTGCACCGCTGATTTGGCTCTGTCAGACCGACGGAGCCGGTTACAAAACGGTTAGAGCATTTGATATAGCTCCACACCAGGACGCACAGACGGCATCTGTCGGTGATTTGGAAAACCGAATTAAACGATTGGAGGAAATTGTAAATGGTAAATCCGCTGAACCAGTTTCTGCCGCAAAGCCAAAACCGGCCAAATAACCCAATATCTATGATTTCCAAATTCCGCGAATTTGCAGCAGGAATGACGCCAGACAGCGCACGGAAACAGGTGGAGCAGCTACTAGCCTCTGGGCAAATGTCGCAGGAGCAATTTAATCAGCTCAAATCGCAAGCGCAAGAATTTTCGAAATTTTTGAAATAACCCCGGTGCGCAACGGGATTATATAAATTACAAAAGGAGTGATATGATGGAAAATTATTCTCTGTCCGATCTCGCGGCTGTGACCAAGGACGCTGACGGAATGGCTGGTAACGGTGCATGGTGGATCATCATCCTGTTTCTGTTTGTCATCATGGGCGGAGGTTGGAGTGGGTTTAACCGCCAGGGAGAGTATGGACAGTACGCCACGGCGGCATCCCAGCAGGAGATCCTTTATGGACAGCAGTTTGGCCAGATCAATGACCGGCTGACAAATCTCGGCAACGGAATCTGCAACCTCGGGTATGAGATGCAGGGCAATATCGGGCAGCTCGGCAAGGAGGTCGCACTGGCGCAGGCTGGCACCAACACCACAATCATGCAGACCGGGAATGCCATCCAGTCTCAGATTGCTCAGTGCTGCTGCGAGAATCGGCTGGCCACCGCAAACCTGTCCGCACAAATTGACCGACAGACCTGCGACATCACTACGGCGATCCACGCCGAGGGTGAGCAGACCAGGGCACTGATGCAGGCAAACGAGATCCAGAGCCTGCGGGATAAGGTCTCTGCTCTGGAGGCTGACAACCGCATGTATGGTGTGGTTCGCTATCCCAACGGCTACACTTACACCGCCGGGCCTTCCCCGTTCTGCGGCTGCAATAGCGGCTGCGGGTGCGCATAACAACGTTCAAAAACCGCTCTAACAGCGATAAGCCCGGGGCGGATTTGCCCCGGGCATTTCTGAAAGGAGAACAATATGAGCTGCAACAGAAATCTTAAAAATCCCCACTATAAGAGCGCCCAGAACGCTTATAACGACGCATCACAGGCGTTTGTTGCCACCGGCACCCCAGTATCCGTGCTGGGCGTGCTCAACACTGATACCGGATGCTCTGTGGATACAGTCACAGGGGGCTTCCGGATCAACGCCTCTGGACTTTACCGCGTATCCTATGACGTGACCTTCACACCGTCAGCTGCTGGCGTGGCGGTGCTCCAGGGACTCAAGGACACGGCAACGCTCCCTTGCCTCAATGCGCAGGAAACGGTAGCCGCTGGCTCTGTGTACACGCTCCACGCAGAGACTACAATATATGTCCCAGTGTGCTGCAATGGCGCTCCAACAATCAGCGCGACGCTCGGCGGTGTAGCAGGCACGGTTTCCCATGTATGCGCAAGCGCCGTAAAGCTGGCGTGAGGTGATCGCCATGAAATCCAAATTGAGCGAGTATAAATCCAAGTTGGAGCACGAATTGGCGGAATACCTCGATCAGCCAATCGGGACTAGATCCATGGCCGCCGTTGATGCTATGATTGAGTGCTGGGAACACGTTAATGACATGGAACATTGTGTATGCCATAGTGAGAAGCTGGACGATCACGCATTGGAGACATGGAATGCCAACATGAAAAACGATGATGGTAGCACCGGTGGACATTGGACAGTAGCCCAGACCACCGACGCGGCAAAAACCGCAGGGGTAGTAATGGAGCACATTACACCGAATGGATGGAATGCCGCCATGAATATGATGTACTCGGACTATTGCAGCGTGGCAACAAAGCACGGATGCAACAAGGTAGAGTTTTACGCCGACCTCGCAAAGGCGTTTTTGTTTGACAAGGACGGCCCGGGGCCGGAAGCCAAGCTGGCAGCATACTATCATGGGATTGTCGTGGGATAAGTGCTAACGATTACGCTAACAATAGACTGTATTTTTGCCTGATTCAGCATGATCCTGCATGATTCCTCGTGGATTTTCAAAGCACAGATTTTCAAACAAATACAGTAAAAAAGTACCGCATTTACACAAATTCAAGTGCAAATGCGGTACTTTTGGCGCGGAAGGAGGGATTTGAACCCTCGCGCCGGTTTCCCGGCCTACTCCCTTAGCAGGGGAGCAAAAATCGTTGCAATTACAAGAAAAATTCGGGATATGCTAACGATTTGCTAACAACGATGCTACTCAGACGTTGCCGCCATCTGATTTACGGCGGCATGAGAAGCGGCGGTATCTGGATGGATATAGCGCTGGGTCGTTGTGAATTTAGTGTGTCGCATAACCTCTTGAATCACGGACGGAGCAATATTACCAAGAGCCAGCGCAGTTGCGGTGGTGTGGCGGCAGGAGTACGGCGGGAGGTCTCTGCATCCGGCATTTTTTACAGCTCTATGATATTCCGGATAGAACTTGTCACGATCCATACAGAGGACGTAATCTTTTCGGCTCTTTGAGTAATCGCAGAGTTCGTGGAGCACGGGAGCGATGGACTGTGGAAACACTAGAGCTGTTTCCTTGCGTTTTTTCGTTTTGAGCCCAGCCCCCCGTATCTCGAACTTATCAAAATCTATCATGTCTTTTTTTAATATAAACAGCTCCCCGGGCATCATTCCGGTATAGATCATCAGGAGAATATAGCCCACAAACGTATCACCGGCTGTGTATGCCGCCCAGAAGAGCTTGATTTCGTCCTCGGTGAAAGGCTGGAGCTCCTTCTCATTCAGCGGAGGAAGCTCAATAAATTCGGACAAATTCGCGCGCATATGGCCTTCGGCCACGGCCATTTTCAGCAAGTGGCTTGCGAGAGTTTTCATGTCCTTGGCGGGGTAGTAGGTAGTCGTTTCGGCGTCAACCTGACCTTGCAAATCGCCGATAGAAATACTAGACACGGGTTTATCATACAAACTATCCCAGCGCTTCCACGCAATTTCATATGCAATCTGCTTTGATTTACTCAGTTTGGCGAATCCGGACGAATGCCAAGTCTTATAATACTCACGGAGCGTGGGCACCTTGAACGCGGAATCAGGCGGACACGATGCGTAGGCCAGGGCAGCCTTTTTTGTGGCAAATCCGCCCTTCCATTTCCGGGGATAATGGACTTTACCATCATCACCGATATAGCGCGGGGCAGACCATACGGCTGTCCACGTTTTCCCTCGCTTGATGGCCGTCCCCTGTCCGTTTCCACGGCTTTTTACGCTTGTGGTTACAGTTAATTTGGCCCCGCACTTTGGGCAGAAATTAGCTCCTTCTGGCGCTTCTGAATGGCATTTTCTGCATTGCATACGATTCTCCCCTTGTGTTTCCGGGAGAAATCTGATATAATAAATACGCAGATTTCTCCAATTTGGACTCTCCCCATTTTGTATCTCCTAAATTCTGCGTAATGCCCTCGGTGCTCGGTACACCGGGGGCATTTTTTATTTTTTGAGGACTAACCTTTCCGTTTCCTCTCATTGCTGGATCAGGCCGATGCCCGGATGCATGAAATCCCATATTAAATATGACAGCAATCCAGCGGCAACCAGTAAAAGCAGCAAGGTGGCAATAGCTGCCCATGTTATCATGATTTTTATCGTTTTGGACTTTCGCTTAATTTCTTCCTGCTGTTCTTCTATCGTAGATTGCATACGGTTGATTTGACCCGTCCGGTCGACAATTCCTTTCTGTCGTTCTCTGTCCATTTCTTCACGCGCAGCCAGCAGCACCTTTAACGCTTCTATGTTTTCTTCCGGCACTGTTTCTGGGTTATATGCATCGCCAATGACAGCACGGGCAATCGCCTGAATTGTCGTCGGTCTGCACTGCTCGGCTGATTCCATCGGAGCTGTCATGACTTTTTGCACCGTGGCTTTACACACGGATTCCCCGGCCAACTCACACGCATCAACAATCTGCTGGTATGTGATGCCTTTGCGCTCGCGCATTTCCCGGATTTGCCGAATCAACTCAGCTTGATTCGGAGACAATTTTTACACCTCTTTTTCAAAATAGTACCAAAATAGTACATCTCTAGTACATAAATACGACCGAAACGGCACGAAAATGGTATTGTTTGGAATTACAAGCCGTGGTACGATGGAAGCACACAAGGAGGTGACACAGATGCTACACCATGAGGATTATCCACCGCCGGATATTGATGATTGGTGGATTTCCAAATGTTATCCTACAGCTTTTTGCAACGCACGATTCCGGCAACGGCAACTATAGCGCTTGCGATCGACCAGACTGTATATACAGGCTGATTTATACCGCATAGGATTGCGGCTAATGCATATAGCACTAGCATGGCGATATTCCCACGGTTTCCATTGCTTTTTCTCGATGCGATAGATACGATCCCACCGGCCAGAATTAGGCCACTTGTCCACAGCAATGACGCACCCAAATCAAATCCAGCATCATTTTCCGCAAGACTGGCAGTACAGCTCACCGCACAGGATGGCAACATCAAGATACCACCGGCAACGATTGACATAATGCCAGATGCTAGCTTCTAAATTGGCAACCATGATCGTGCGTCTCTTCCTCCTGCGTAGCGCCGCAGGATGGGCAAAACTTTGAGCCGTCTGGCAAATTTGCCCCACATTTTTTTTCAAAACATTGGAATCTCCCCTTTCTAAATCAATTAAAATTTTACCAAACAACGGGATTTTAATCAATATGGAGCACGATATTTTGTTAAT